ACCTCCTACTTTGCCAGGTATAATATCTTTCTCCAACATCCTTGATGCTTTGGGATTGTTTTCTAATTTTCTTAAGTTTATTCGTGATGAATTACTTCTTTCATACTTATACACAGTAATATCAGAAACATAATCATCTTTATATCTTGTTCGTAGAACATTTCTCGGAGATGATAGAACGAAACTTGTTCTTGTATGTCTAGAGTATGGATATATCATATCAGTCCACACATCAAATACTTTTCTGATCAATGAAGTAGAATCTAATATAAATGTTATTGAAAATTCACTGAACACAGCACCATAAGCATATTTTAACTGTGGTGTATTGGTTATTCTATACTCACTAGTAGACATATTAACGCCAGGCATAGTACACTCAGTAGTATACAATTTCATCAAGTCCAACGCAGAGTCCATTCCACTACTACCATCAGCTAATCTAAATGTACCTCGAAGTGTATCAGATAACTTACTACTAGCTGGAAGATCTATTTTGACATCATAAAGGTTCGCTAAACTAAAACCATGAGAGGTAAAGTTAGATTTGAATTCATTAAAATTTGTTAGTGTCATTGTTTAGCCCCATTCCAGACAGCCAGTTTGCTCAAACCACCAAAATCCTCCACGGGTAAGAAAGCAGCAGTCTTATAGTCAGCACTATTTATCACAAACATTGGTGTTTCCAAACCTTCAGTCAAATAACTATGGAAAGATCTAATATCTATCCTAGGCATTGTTCCATTTTCTAACATAGCAACTGTATTTAATCTATCCCTAAGATTTAAATAATGTAAATTATATCCTTTAAATTGTAGACCACCTTGAGTTACATACACCAAAGGCCACCTATCATAAAAATTTAATCTCTCTGCATAAACTGCTTTATACTCAAACAAATAAAGTGAGCCTGGACTAGGAACCATAGTCTCTTCTATCTCTGCAAGATCCTCAAACAGATCACTCTGTTTAAAAACTTCTCTCACAGTCTTCTTATACCACCTATAAGAACGTGGTTCATCTCCTGCTGCTTCTTTTACTATTGAAAATACACTCATACCTTAAGTTCATCTTCGGTTATTATCTTAAAGTGCCACCTTCTATCTTGACAGAAATTATATGCGGCTTCCCACTTAGCTTGATTCTTGGCAAACTCACTAACCTCATAGATATATCTCTTTGTCTGTCTCTTTTGTTTTGCTGGTGGTTTAGTTTGTCTCTTAGGTTTCACTTCAATCAGGTATCTTTTAGTGACACCATTAGATTCTTTTATTTTCATATAAAAATCTGGGAAATACCTGTGTACTCTATTATCTAATGGAGATCTGTATGGAATTACAACCTCTTCACTACCCCACTCTAAAATATTAGAATTGGAATCACAGTATTTCATAAACTTTAACTCCCAAGATGATCGGAAAATAATATTTCGATAATCACCTCTATACTTTCCAATATTCCTCGGAGTAAATTTGCCCTTCAAAGTATACATATATAGCTATAGAGAAATAGCGGTCTCAGTAGTATTTAGATATGACCACGAAAGTATACAACCCACCAGAAGAAATAACCCCAACAGATGCACCTCTGCCATCTCCACCAATTAATACAGGACCTTCTAATTCATTAGGATCTGTATCACTTGGCGGCAATTTAAGATGGCCATCATCATTTGGACATGATTATTTACAGATAGATATAGTAGAATTTCAAAAGACAGGTGACTATCAGTTCCAAGTTACAGGTGCTGGATCATCAAGTAGTCCATCCCAAACAGAAAGTAGTAGTGCAGTTAATAGTTCAGGATTTTCATATTCAACATCTCAATTAAGTCAAAACACATATTTAAGTAATACACAATCGAAAAAAAGAGGTAAAGTCTACGAACGAATTCAACTACCTGTACCAGCTAATGTAGGTTATAATGACAGTCCAAAATACAATGAAGGATCTGGTATAGCAGGAAAGATTCTACCATCACTTGCAAAACAGATGGCAAACTCAGGTGAAGCAGCTAATATAGCACAGACAGTTCAAGCAGCTGCATCTGCTGGTTCCCAAGGACTTGTAATGAGTGTGTTAGATAAACTGCCTGGTTTAGGTGGTGGTGCAGCACAGATTACTCAAAATGGTTTTGGTAAAATTCTAAACCCATACACCGAACAAGTATTTGGTGGTGTATCAATGAGAACATTTAACTTCCAATGGAAATTAGTTCCAAGAAATGATAGGGAAACAGATTCAATTAAAAATATTCTTAAAATATTAAGAGCAAGATCTTTACCAGATTATGCTGCTAGACTAGGACTTAAGAGTGGTTCTGGTGGTAATCTTGATGCTGGAAATATTTCTGATCGTTGGTTGACTGTTCCTAAGATCTTCAGATTAAAGTGGAGAAATGGAGATAATAATTCTGAAATAGATGCTCTTCCTAAAATCAAACCATGTGTTCTGACAAATGTAGACGTTACATACACTCCAGATAATATCTGGGCAACTTATGAAGGTGCAAATCCAATTGCATATGATTTAACTTTAGGATTTACTGAGACTGAAATCATTACTCAATCTGAAGTACTAGGAGCAGGATACTAAAATGTTTTTCGATTCACAACCAAATTTTTTATACCCAGATTTTAAAGTTAAAGATAACTTTAAAGTATCTAAAAATTTCTTTCGCAGAGTAAGATCTAGAGATAACTTCAACAGTATATTTTCATCCTCTGTACCATATACTATTACTCCTGGCGAAACTGTAGAACAAGTTTCATACAAAGAGTTTGGAGATAGTAAATGGTATTGGACTATCTTATTATTGAATAATATTCTTGATGTTAATAAAGAATGGCCTCTTGCTTCAAATGAATTAGAATTATATATTAACGAAAAATATGGTGATGCTATAGACACTCCTAGACACTGGGAGACAAAGAAAGTTACTGATAATACTTTAGGTGTAGTGTTAGAACAAGGAGTTATCGTTGAATACTATGAAGGAACTACCGCTCAACAAGCATCTAACTATGTTCCTACATGGAATTTTGAATACTTTACTCAGTCTGGTGGTAGTCCTAATACTCAAGTAGTTAACACTGTTCCTGCTTCATCAGGACTTTATAAAGTAACTAATAGAGAATGGGAGTATGAAGAGAATGAAAGAAAGAGAGAAATTATAATACCTAGACAACAATACTTAGGTTTATTAGAAGATGAACTAGAAAGCTTATTGAGATACGATACAAAATATAAAATGAGTCCAGATGGTTTAAGAATATCAGAACCAATCAATAAGTAAAAAACCTTTTAGACAAAAAAATGCCCCGATTTTTTTTCGGGGCTTTTTTTTATTCAATTGTCAAATTGGTTTACTCTTCAGCAAGTCTTGAGAAGTAAGACATGACATCTTCCTCATCACTTGGAGTAGAAGCAACTGCTGCTGTTACAGATGGTGCAGGACCACGATTGTCATCCTCATCAGCAACCTCTTCCGCTACAGGTGCAGCAACCTTTCTAGCATTAAGAACAGTGTTCATTCTCTTCTCAAGTTCTTCATATGTTTTGAAGTTCTTAGCATCAGTAAATGCTGTAAGAGAATGTTGTGACTTGTAGATAGACTCTAACTGATCATCATCAAATCCACCAAGAGGAGATACCTTATCGAACTCTGACTTATCATAGTTCCAGTACCCATCCAACTTACGAATCTTTAATTTAAAGTTAGCACCTTTCCAGAAATCAAATGGATTGATAGGTGTCTCGTCAGCAAATGCAGGTTGCATTGCTTCAATTATCTTATCATGGATCTTCTTACCATACTTGTACAAGAATACCTTACCCTCATTCTCAGGATGTAAAGGATCTTGAACAACATAGATGTTACTGTAGTAAGAAAGCTTACGCTTCTGTTTACGAGCAATATCTTTATCACGATCAGAACCAGAGTTCCATAACTGGCGATTAAGATCACCAACTGGATCAGACTTAGCGATAGTTGTTAATGAATTCTCAATATACCAACCGCCTGGTCCTTGGAAAGCATGACTAAAAAGTTTTGCCCAAGGAAGATCTTCTCCTTCAGGAGCAGGTAAGAATCTGATTACAGCGTAACCATTACCTGACTTATCCATCTCAGGTTTCCAAAGATTTTCATCTCTATTATTTGACTCACCAGATGAAACCTTCTCTAGTTCCTTGGTTAATTTTTGAAATGCAGAAGCAGAATCACGCTTCAATGCAGAAAAAGACATTTGTGTTCTCCGTATTTGTTTGTATTTGGCTTAACTGTTAGATTATAACATAGTTGCTGGTACTCGTCAACCATTCTCAAGAAGATCTATTGCTCTTTCAACATCTGCCTGCATAGTAACGAAGCATTCATCCACATCACCATTATCATATCCCAATAGTCTTGCAGATTGTTTTAAATATTGTATAAATTCAAAAGCATCATCCTCTTCAGAATATTTTGCACGAAAGTATAAAACCTTTTGTAGTTCTATAACCCTAGCAACCTTCTCTAAGTATTCTATTTTATCTTCATTATCTAATGTAGTTCCTCTCGCAGATAAATCAACCAATCTTTGATAGACTTCAAATAATTGAACTGACTCAGCTCTTATGATAGGATTGTCAAAAAATGCCATATTCTATGCTAATTTTTCCATCAGGATACATCTATATTTATGTCGATCTACCTGAAGAAATGGTTCGTACTTTACTACTCTTGTTCTTGTATCAGGCCATACTACAGGTTCCTTTATATGTTTATCAAAGTCAGGAATATATCTTAAAATCTTATTTAAAATTACTAGTGTTTCCAAGGTAACTCTATCACCATAATGAGCTTGTAATAAGATAGGATGACTACCAGATTTACATTGAAATATCTCTTCAAACTTACAAATATCTAATAGATATTCAATATCATTTTCAAATATAAATGACATACTTTGAATCCTTTTCTTCCAAGCAGTATATACTTTGGAACTATGAACTGATATGTCACCAATCCATGTGTTAGTATTATCTACAAAATGTGATACGAAATATTGTACTACAGTATCCTTATCAAATTTTGCAGCTAATTTCTTAAAGAAATATCTATCCTTTCTCTTATCAAATGCTGATTGAGATGCTCTAGATTTACCATTGAAAGTAAAATAGTTATAGTTATCCTTCGTAAAGTGTAACTTTAACGCTAAGTAAGTTTTGTATACTTCAAACCCTGTCACAGTGGCAACTTGGCTCTTGTTGTTCTTTTAATACAATTCAATCTTTGTGCATCAGCACGAATCTTTTCTTTAAGTGGTTTGGAAATAAGTTTGTTAACTGTATCTACTTCAATTTGATTTTCGTCACAGTAACAAATAATTGCCTCAATGTAATTGAGTTCTCCTTTACAACTTAGGACAATCTTTTCTATCTCCATTGAAAATTTAGCAGCAGTTAAAAACTTACCGTCTAATAAATTTTCTAGTTCATCCTTCTGTTGTTTCATTAAATTGTTTCCAGTCCTTGATGTATTGCACAAGTAGTCTAATAAATTTGGCCTTGTTGTATTCTTCATAGATTTCACATTCTCCATTTTCACAGGACATAATAATTACTAATTTTTTAACAGTTAAACCTGTTAGTTCATACAACATACACGCATATGCGGCTGCTTGTACAAAGTATCCTTCAATCCACTGTCTAGGTTTTGGTTCCTTTGAGGTCTTGAAGTCCACAATGGCGAGTTCACCATTGTATTCTGCGATGCAATCGACTGTTCCTGCTACGCATAACTGTCTACTATATAGTGGTTTCTCCAGAGCGTATATATTATCAAGATTATTTAAGAAAGGTTTAGAAATCTTAAAAAGAAAATCAGATAATGGTTGAACATCTGGAAGATCTAAGTTTCTTAGATAGTGTTCAGTTATAGTATGAGTATCAGTACCACGACTAGCAGCACGTCTAGAGATTTTGTTTGCTTCTGCTGATCCAACCTTACGGCGCCATGCAGCAATAGATTTTCTAGATTTATGACTGGTAATAGATGTTATGGATGGAAGTTTTTTATCTCCGAGTTCATAATATCTTGTACCATTAATAGTAACTCTACTCAATGGAGTTACATCAATTTCACAGTGATTAAACATTACAATCCAGCATTAATTTTGGCTATTAGATAATTTCTAATCAATCCAGAACGAACAATATCAGGTATACCAAATTCAGTTACACCAAACTCTTCCATAGTTCTAATAATACCAAGGAAGTTATACACTCCGTTCCTTTCATTAGTCTTCACTAAATCAGATTGTAAGGCATCGCCAGAGAAAATAATTTTAGCATCCTCTCCAACTCTTGTCATTATACTATCAAGTTCGTGAAAATTCAAGTTCTGACATTCATCAACGATAACAATTGCTCTATCTAATGTAGTACCACGAATAAAACTTGTAGACCAGAATGAAATAGTATCTTGAAC